GCCCTGAAATACACACACCAAGGGCAATAGGCACAAACAAGCACCACACCCAGCCACAAACCAGCCCAGCCCAGCCCTGAAACTGGCAGGGGGGACGGTCTCACAATGTGGGGGGTGCGTTCCACATGGTGAGCGCGCAGAGCGCAACGACCCAGGGGTTTTTAATCCCGTCGCCATACTGCTATTAGTATCCACCAAAATAATTTTTCTAAAGTAGCTGCTATAAATCCTTGTGATTAAAGGGTTTTTAGTACGTTACCAAAACGTTATAAAACTTTTTTTGAAAATAGCGTGGTAAAGTAGTAGTTTCCCCCCCTTAGTATTAGTGAGGGGCTTCGCCCCTAGAAGCCCCGAACCTTCACGGTTGTTACGGTTCGTGGAGCACAAGCGGAACGGGCCGTAACGGCTCGCAAGCTTCGCTTGCTCACCGTATAAAAGTGGTTTTTTCACTACCAAGGTTTTATTCTAGGACTACTACTAACCAGGCTTTCCCTTGGGAGTAAAAGCATGGAGGCACAATGTCTAGCCCTAAGAGAAATTCGCAGCATCGTACCGTTGGTACGCTGACTGCTGACCAAGCCAAGGAAAGATTACTTTCCCTGCTCCAGGATGGCTTCTCGGTGGCAGATGCTTGCGCTGGAGTTAATAAGTCCGAGAAGACCTATTACTACTACATCCAGTCCGACCCTGAATTTAATCGCGCTGTTAAGCTCATGCGAGCTGTACAGCAACGTAAGGGCCATATCTCTGATGAAGACAAAGAGATTACCTTCGAGGAATTTAGATCCAAGTATTTGAACTCGGTGACCTTCGGTCACCAGTTAAATGTGGTGGACCTGATTGAGAATCGGCCTCCCCGCTGGGTACATGAATCAATGACGTACGAGGCAGGATTGCCGCAGTACGTATTAGTCAACATGCCGCCTGAGCACGCTAAGTCCATGACGGTCTCGATTGACTACATTACCTACCGTATTTGCACAGACCCTAACATCCGCATTAAGGTTGTTTCCAAGACAAGGGAAATGGCTAAGGAGTTCTTATATGCGGTCAAGCAAAGGCTTACAAGTCCGTCTTATGCAGAACTTCAACGGCGGTATGCACCTGCTGATGGTTTCAAAGCTACATCGGACAAGTGGACTGCTGATGCTATTTACCTTGAGCGAGACTCAGGGGAAAAGGATCCTACGCTACAGGCTCTCGGTATTGGTGGACAGATTTACGGTGCCCGCGCAGACCTCATCATCTTGGACGATACGGTTACCCTTGCTAACGCTGGTGAGTACGAAAAACAGATTAGATGGATTCAACAGGAAGTTCTTACCCGTGTTGGCCCAACGGGGAAAATCCTCGTAGTTGGTACCCGCGTAGATCCTGTAGATTTATATCGCGAGATTCGTAACGAAGATCGCTACCCTGACGGTGCGTCCCCCTGGACGTACCTAGCAATGCCAGCCGTTTTGGAGTTCAACGATGATCCGAATAAATGGGTCACTCTTTGGCCGCGTTCGGATCGCCCTTGGGCTAATGATCCCGTTGACCCTGACCAAGATGGCTTCTTTCCTCGGTGGGATGGAACTAGACTCCGACAAAGACGAGGACTTCTAGACCCTAAAACCTGGGCAATGGTTTACCAACAGCAAGACGTACAGGCTGAATCGGTGTTTTCCCCCGAATCAGTACGTGGATCTGTTAATGGTATGAGAGCTTGCGGACCGCTGATCGCTGGTGCCGCAGGTCACCCGAAAGAAACTAATGGTTTCTATACAGTATGCGGCTTAGATCCCGCTATGTCGGGTGACACGTTCGGTGTTGTGGTGTCGGCTGATAGAACGACAAAAAAACGGTATTTACTTGATGCGTCACGTATGCCCGCACCCACACCGCAACGTATTCGTGAACTTATTATGACGTGGACTGAGAAGTATAGCCCACAAGCATGGGTTATTGAGAAGAACGCCTTTCAGTTGTTCTTAACCCAGGACGAACAGATCAATCAGTTCCTAGCTTCTCGCGGTATTAGACTTATTAGCCACTACACGGGTGCTAATAAAATGGATTTGGAGTATGGCGTTGCTTCCCTTGGACCCCTGTTTGGTCAGTTGGACCAGGCAGGAAAGTACATCAAGGGATCCAGCCTTATTGAATTGCCTCGTACAGATAACGAGGGTGTTAAAGCGCTCATTGAGCAACTAATTACATGGGCACCTGGAACTAAAAACAAACAGGATGGCCCTATGGCACTGTGGTTTGTAGAAACCCAGTTGCGTGATTATGTGAACCAGATGGGGTCACATGGTAATACTTGGGTTCGTAATCCTTTTGCTACTCCTAGAGATTTAGCAAAGCGTATGACGGTAGACCTAGAAGAGTATTCAAGATTACAGCAGCAACTAGCTGCGGGAGGTTACTAAATGGCTGACATTCAGCAAATCGCTGCGCGTGTCAAGCAACTGCGCGAAAAAGCGCGGGAACGGGACTCTCGTTGGTCTGACGTACTTGAGGTACGTAAGGGAAATATTAACAAAGTATTCCCTGGATTATTCCCAGATGACTACCCTAAGCCTATGGTTGCTAACTTTATTGACATTGCAGCTCGCGACGTATCTGAAGTTATAGCCCCACTTCCAGCATTTAACTGTTCAGCAACTAACTCGGTATCAGACCGCGCACGTCAGAAGGCTGACAAGCGCACCATGATCGCTGCAGGTTATCGTGACCAGTCTCGCCTGCAAGTACAGATGTTTACAGGTGCAGATCGTTATGTAACTTTTGGTTTGTTACCAATCCTTATTGAGATTGACTACGAACGCAAGACTCCAATCATTAACATTGATGATCCTATCGGATCATACCCAGATTTCGACCGCTTTGGCCGTCTAGTTTCCTACACCAAGCGCTACACCAAGACTGTAGCTGACTTAGTTCGGGACTTCCCAGAGCATGAATCAGTTATTCGTGGACGCTACAACACCACTAATGACCTATCTCGCATGGACATGTATCGTTACCACGATAAAGATGTAACTATGCTGTTCTTGCCAGAGCGTAACAACTTTGTTCTTGCTCAGACCCCTAATCCTATTGGCAAGATCATGGCTGTTATGGCCGTGCGCCCAGGTATTGACTCAAATACAGAGTTCCGTGGTCAGTTCGATGACATTCTATGGGTCCAAGTGGCGCGTTCGCGCTTTGCTACCCTAAGCCTAGAAGCTGCACAAAAGTCTGTACAGGCACCATACGCATTGCCAGCAGATGTAAACGTAATGGAGATTGGCCCTGATGCCACTATCCGTTCTGCTTCCCCAGAAAAGATTCGCCGTGTAGATCTTAATGTTCCTCCTGGTTTGTTCCAGGAATCAGCAGCATTAGACCAAGAATTGCGTGTTGGTGGGCGTTACCCAGAGGGTCGCCTTGGCAACATGTCAGGTTCTATTGTTACAGGCCGTGGTGTTGAAGCCCTTATGGGTGGATTTGACACACAGGTCAAGACAGCACAGACCGTATTTGCTCAGGCATTGACTCAGGTTATGGGACTTTGCTTTGAGGTTGACGAAAAGATCTTTAAGAACGCACGTAAGACTGTACGTGGTATGGATGCAGGCGCACCATTTGAGGTGGAATATACCCCATCTAAGGACATTGCAGGCGAATACGTAGTAGATGTTACCTACGGTTTGATGGCTGGCCTTAACCCTAACCAAGCTTTAGTCTTTGGATTACAGGCACGTGGAGATCAGTTGATCTCACGTGACTTCCTGCGTCGTCAGATGCCATGGGAAATCAACGTAACCATGGAAGAACAGAAGATTGAAGTAGAGAAAATGCGTGATTCGCTACTCGCTGCAGTCTCTGGTCTAGCCCAATCGCTACCAGCTTTGGTACAAAGCGGTCAAGACCCATCACAGTTTATTGGAAAACTAGCAGCAATTATTGACGGTCGCCTAAAGGGTGACTCCATTGAATCAATAGTTGCCTCAGTATTCGCCCCAGAGCCACCACCGTCCGCACCTGGATCGCAGCCTGCAGTCCCTGGCTCTCCAGAAGAAGCGGCCGCTGCTGCGGGCGGTGGTGTTTCTGGACTCAATCCACTGACGGGTTCACCTACGGGTGTAGCTCCTGGTCAGGTAGGGGTAGGCGGTAAGCCTCCAATTCAATATCTCCTTGCTGGTTTAACTAGTAGGGGTAAGCCGACACTAGCTTCTAGTGTCACAAGAATGATGCCAGCAGGATAACAGGAGAAAAATATTATGGCGTTCGGATCAGGAAAGAAGCCAGCGAACCAAGGTTCAATGGCAAAAGTAAATTACGATGCTCCACACACAAGTGGAACACCAAGCCCAGCAAAGCCTGGCGCAAGCAAGATTCTATTTTCTAACAAGCCAGCAGGAACCAAAGGCACAGGTACTAATGTTGCTAAAGTTGCAAAGCCTGGTAAAGGCATACTTAAGTAAGTAAATAAACGTCCAGAACTGTGTTCTGGTCTGCAAGTAAAATCATTCGGTTTAATTAAAAAGGCGGTAGAATCATGGCAGGTAAAGGTGGGTATCAAGCCCCAGCAAACCCAGCTCCAGTTTCAGGCCCAGGCGCATTGTCGCAGCGTACCGATGGTGGACCAGCAGACACACAAGCAGCACAGTACGTATCTGGTCTTCCGTATGGTGAGGGGCAGGCTCTAATGGCTACACAGCAAGCAGCGCCTATGGCAGCTTCTAGTGCAATGCCACAGTCTGCCCCCATCGTACCACTTAATGCACCATCACAGCGCCCTAATGAGCCTGTAACTGCTGGTGCAGATGCTGGCCCAGGGCCAGGTATGAGTTCTCTAGGTTTAGGCGCTAAGGATGCTGCTGCTACAGCAGAGTCCCGCGCAATTATGGCTT